TGCTAATCTAACAGCAGGTGATTTGATTTCTATCGACAACGGTTCATCGTATATCCGTGTTGCTTCTGTTAATGCTACTGCTATCACTATTGCTACTGCACTGACTGCTAACCTTGCATTAGGCACAGCAATCACACGTAGATGGCAATATTACGATCAATTTGGAGTTGCACCAGGAACATCAACTTTTGTTGCTGACAAAACTGGTAGCAATGATGAATTGCACGTTGTTGTTATTGATGAAGATGGTAAGTTCTCTGGAACAGCAAATACTGTTCTTGAAAAATATGCTTTTGTTTCAAAGGCATCGGATGCTATTTCTAACGATGGTTCAACAAATTACTATAAGAATGTTATCAATCAACAGTCAGCATATGTTTGGTGGATGGCACATCAACCAGGTGCAACTAATTGGGGAACTGCTGCTTCTGGTGTAAACTTTGATGCTCTCCGTAATACTTTTTCAGCATCATTGAGTGCAGGTACTGATGGTACAATCGGTACAGCAGAAATTATTAATGCGTATTCGAAGTTTGCAAATGCAGACCAAACCAATATTTCTTTATTGATTTCTGGTCCAGGTAATTTGACAACTGCTGCATCTCTGATTTCGTTGGCAGACTCTCGCAAAGATTGCATGGTATTCTTGTCACCCCCTAAATCAACAGTTGTAAACAATGCAGGTAATGAAGCAACTGGAATCGTAGCATATCGTGATACATTATCTTCATCTTCATATGCATCGATGGATTCGGGTTACAAGTACCAATATGATAAGTATAATGATGTATATCGTTATGTTCCATTAAATGGTGACATTGCTGGTCTGTGCGCTCGTACAGATGCAGACCGTGATCCGTGGTTCTCACCTGGTGGTTTATCACGTGGTCAAATCAAAAACGTAATCAAGTTGTCTTTCAATCCATCCAAAGCAGACCGTGATACTCTGTATGTAAAAGGTATCAATCCAGTAGTTACTTTTGCTGGAGAAGGAACAGTTTTATTTGGAGATAAAACTTTGTTGAACAAACCTTCTGTATTTGACCGTATAAATGTTCGCAGGTTGTTTATTGTATTAGAAAAATCTATCGCTCGTGCTGCACGTGCTTCTCTCTTTGAATTCAATGATTCATTTACAAGAGCACAATTTGTTGGTATCGTTGAACCGTACTTGAGAACTATTCAGGGACGCCGTGGTATCACTGATTATCGTGTAATATGTAATGAAACGAACAATACACCTGACATCGTTGATAACAATCAGTTTGTTGGTGATATTTACATTAAACCTGCTCGTTCTGTCAATTTTATTCAACTCAACTTTGTTGCTGTAAGAACAGGTGTTGCATTTGAAGAAATCGTTGGACGTATCTAATAAATAAGAAAAATACAAGGAGAAGAAAATGGCGTTTAATGTAAACTCATTTAGACAAAATATGTTGGGTGACGGTGCTCGTCCCAACCTATTTGAAGTTCAACTGAAAACTAATAATGAAATTTTGGGTGCTGTGCCTGGAGCTTCCACTGCTGCTCAACAAGTTACGTTCATGTGTAAGTCAGCACAAATTCCTGGTTCAACACTTGGAGTTGTGAATGTACCTTACTTTGGTCGTGAAGTTAAATTTGCTGGTAACAGAACTTTTGCTGATTGGACAATCACGGTTATTAATGATGAGAATTTTAAAATCAGAAATTTCTTTGAGACTTGGATGAATGCAATCAATACTCATGGTACGAATGTTAGATTGCTTCAAACACCTGCATCATATGTAACTTCAGCAACTGTTTTGCAATATGCAAAGAGTGGACAAGTATTGGCAGCATATGATTTCTTCGATATGTTCCCAACTGATTTGTCAGCAATTGATTTGGATTGGGGTTCTAATGATACTATTGAAGAGTTCACTGTGAACTTTACATATAGCTACTGGACGAGACAGACTACAACTGACACTGGACAAACAGCAGCTAATTTGCCTCCAGTTGGTCTTACTATTTAATACTTGAATACAAAAGAACAATCACGTTCTTTTTCTATAGAATGAGAAATTAATGGCAATCAAACTTTTTGGTTTTACTCTAGGTAGCAAGGATGTTGTTCAGGTTGAGAAACCTGAACAACCTTCCTTCACGCTCCCCACTGCTGCACTAGATGATGGTGCAGTAACTATTACTCAGAATGCTCATTACGGAACCTACGTTGACTTAGAAGGTTCTGTACGTAATGAGATAGAGTTGATTACTCGATATCGTGAAATGTCCAACCATCCTGAATTGGATATGGCAATTGGTGAAGTTGTAAATGAAGCAATCACACACGATAAGTCTGGTAAAGTTCTCAAAATTGTTCTGGATGATTTGAAACAACCAACAACAATCAAAAAGAAAATAGAGGAAGAGTTTGATAGTATTTTGAAAATGCTAAACTTTTCAAATCTTGCAGATGATTTGTTTAGGCGTTGGTATATTGATGGTCGTTTATTCTATCAAGTCTCAGTAAACGAAAAAACTCCTAATCAGGGTATTCAGGAACTACGATACATAGACCCACGAAAAATTCGTAAAGTTCGTGAAATCAAAAAAGACCGTGACCCAAAAACTGGTGCAACGATTATTAAGTCTATTGCAGAATACTATGTTTTTAATGACCGTGGAACACAACAACAAGCATTTACTGCACAAGTAAATCAAGGATTACGCATCTCTCCAGACTCAATCATCAACGTGAACTCTGGAATGATGGATGCAAAGAATACATTCGTTATTTCTTATCTACACAAAGCAATCAAACCACTCAATCAACTTAGAATGATTGAAGATGCTATTGTTATTTACCGTATTAGTCGTGCTCCTGAACGCCGTATATTCTATATCGACGTTGGTAACTTACCTAAAGGTAAAGCAGAACAGTATCTTCGTGATGTTATGATTAAGTATCGTAACAAGATGGTGTATGATGCCAACACTGGTGAGTTACGTGATGAACGTAAGCACATGTCAATGCTTGAAGACTTCTGGTTGCCTCGCCGTGAAGGTGGTAAGGGTACAGAGATTACCACACTGCCAGCAGGACAAAATTTAGGTGAACTGGAAGATGTAAAATACTTCCAGAAAAAACTTTTACAATCGTTGAATGTTCCTTACTCACGACTTGAACCACAAGAAGGTGGATTTGCTGGTCTTGGTCGGTCACAAGAAGTCACACGTGATGAATTAAAGTTTGCTAAGTATATACAACAGTTACGTAATAAGTTCACTAATCTATTTGATGAAGCATTAGGCATTCAGTTATCTCTAAAAGGTATTTGCACTTTAGAAGAATGGGAAGACTTCAAAGATGATATCTATTATGACTTCCTCAAAGATAATAACTTTACTGAAATGCGTGAGTCAGAGTTGCTACAGAACCGCATTCAAATGGTGGCAACACTTGACCCATTCATTGGTCGTTACTTTTCACAACAGTATGTCAAGCAGAAAGTGTTGATGATGACTGAAGAAGAAATTGAAGAAATGCAGAACCAAATTATGTATGAGAAAGAGAATTTACCTGACTTTATGCAAGGTCCATCTATGGGTGGTGGTCAAGAACAACAAGGTGAAGACCCAAATCAGTATCCTCCAGAAGATAATTCTGAAGAGGGTGAGGATGCACCTGAATCGTTGACTCCTCAATTGGATTCATCTGTAAACAAAGCGGTAACAAAACGCTAAATAGGAGATATTATGGAAAACATTAATAATTTTATAAACAGTATTGCTGCTGGTGACAATGTGACAGCAAAAGAAGAATTGGAAGAATTACTTTCTTCTAAAGCATTTGATGCTCTTCAAAGTCGCAAACAAGATATTGCATCCACATTATTTGGTGGTGAACAAGAAGAATACTCAGACGAGGAAATTGAATCCGAAGAATGAAAGCATTAGACGAATTCAAACTTATTGTTGAAGAAGAAAAGAAAGCAGACTACTCTAAGTTTGATGCTTTGATTCGTGCAGGTTTGGCCAATAAAGCACAGATAACTCGTATCCATAAGATACTGGATAGAATGAGTGAAGAGAAACCAAACTTTACTCAAGCAGATCGTGCTATCATTCAGAATATGTTTACTAAAATGGTAGACTTGCTTTCACATAATAAGACTATTAATACACAAGCACGAAAAGCAATACATGAAAGACGAGAGACAGTTCAGTATACATCAGACTATAAGATTAGTCCAGAAGGTCGGAAAGTTAGACGATCTCGATTGAAGTTTGCAGACCTAGTAGATGTAGAAGATTTATATAAAAACAAAGATACTGAAGAAAAAAAAGAAGTAAAAGAGTCGGTTGCTGTAAGTAAAGAACCTCCTCCAGTATTGTTGTTAAGAAGAAAAGCAATTCGTATGTATCCAGATGACACACGAATTGCATTATACTATTCGCAGAAGTTGGATAAACATTTTTCTATTCCTTATGGACCGAAGATTGATGAGAATCCAATTCAAGCAGAAGCAAACGTGATGCATTTGGAAGACGGTAATGCTATTGAGTTGACGGAAGAAATAACTCAAGTAATATCAGAAACTTATAATAGTCTTAGTGAAGATAATAAGAATAAGTTTTTAGAAAAATTAACTAAATCTATAGAGAGTTTTGAAAAAGTATATGAGTTTTGTCAACAGCATAATTAATAATAAATTATCTGAAGCTAAGGAACTTATATTTGCTCGCTTAGATGAAATAGTTGGTAAAAGATTACAAGAAGCAAAACGATATGTTGCAGAAGATATATCAGAAGATTTTTTGGATGAAGCAGTAAAACGCAATCCAAATATTATTAAAATGGGTCGCATTCAAAAAATTAGACGCCGCATTCGTAGAAATGCAAAAGGTAGAATTATTCTACAACGTAATACACGAAGGTCTGGTATTAAAGGTTATAGAATATCTGGTAAAACAGTTAAACGAATACCAGCAAATGTTAGGTTGCACAAATCAAGACTT